TCTCTAGTAAACTTATCTTGTTCTAATTTTATATCCATACTTTGATGATTATAAACATCACCAAATTCGCCACGTTTAATTGCCCATTCTTCAAAAATCTCAATGTTTTTATTTGTATTCACAACATTAGATCTAATCAAACTTGTAAGTGAATTAGCAGTACCTTTTTGATTTATTAATCCTTTATAGTACTGGAACCCAATGGTGTCATCTATTTTGATATCAGCATACTCATTGGTAGTTTGATATCCTAGTAATCCTTTTGCTAGTTGCGATTTTAATGGATCTAATTGTGTAGTATCTTTGTCGTGGTACAATCGTATGCTGTCTATTAGTGTATCAAAGTTTGGCAATACTGCATCGCCAACAATCACTAAACCTTCTGCTTGATATCTACCATCCCAATTTCTACTTCGTTGAGTATTAATTTCTAGCCTGTCTTGTCTTATTCCAAGAACATTGTCGTTAATTATATCATTGAAAACTGTTTTGTTGTTTATAACAAAAGCATGTTCAACTAATTCTGTATGTAACAGCATACCATATATTCTATTGCCAATTGGAGAAACAGTAATTGTATTATCTTCTCTAACAATTGAACAGTCTTCAGGTATAATTGCTTTGTTGTTTTCGTCTACTATAGAATATTGTTCATTAATTTGCCTGTTAATTTTTGATATTTTACCAGTTGTACTAACAAATTTTAATGTCTCTGCTAACGGACTTAGTTTAATACTATCACCGATTTCATGATTTTCTGTTGACCAAAATAGGAATCGTTTTCCTGCAAGTATCCAGTCATTCATGCTATTAATACTGCTATCAAACTCGCCAAAGTCAAAGCCAATCTCTTTTTGTTTTCTGCTTAAACTTATTAAGAAATCAAAAACTTTTCCTGCATTTTGAAATACTGTATCGTAATAAACTTTTTCTGTAACACCTGTGCCTAATTGATAGACAGTACCGGATGCTCCGCCAATTGTGGGCAATGATTTTAACGGTGTCCACATATTAGAATCAAATGCACCTGGTGATATATTCTGTTTGGCTATGTAATAAACACTACCTAATTTAATAATTTCGTCTTTGAGATAAGATGTTAGTGTTTCGAATACACTAAAGTCTGCTGGAGTCCCGCCTTCTTGTACGCCTTCAAATGGCCCTGCAACATCACTAGGTATAATATCAAAATATTGCGATACTGTATCAAAACCTGAAACACTATATCCTTCTGCTTGTTTTGTAATTTTTACACCTGTGTAAAAGTTTCTACTGTTAAAAGGACTTGTATGTAAGTTTACTGTTACATCTTCTTTAGGCAGTACTTGACTTGCACTTAACCCATCTGTACTGATGCTTTCACTAAAGACGTTAAGTTGTTTACTGTTTACAAATCCTGCAAATTTATGCCCTAGTCGTGTGTCCAAAGTTTTAACAGGATTTCCTATTTCAACATTTATATTCAATGAGTAAAATGACAAATATTGATATAATAATGTCGTGTATCCTGGTCTCAATGTTATAATATTGTCTGTAGACTTATAACCATGTGGTTCAAAATTTTGTCTTAATTTACGTTTACCTGTAGTTTTGTCAACTAGTTGCTCAGGCTGAACACTTAATCTTTGTAAATTTCTTTTATCATAAAATAATTTAGCAAACTCACCTGGTCTAGACAAGTAAAGCATTTCTAATATTGCAAACGGATAGTGACTGCTTTTTCTCCAAGCATATTCTACTGGTGCAATATCACCGAAGGCCCATAGATTGTCTATGTTTAAAGAATCTCCTGTGAGCGATGTGTAAACTATTTCTTTGGGTGATCTTAAGTTACCAGAGGAATCAACTGGCAAGTAACTATAAATAGTTGGTCTTGCCCAACGTTTCCAGTATCCTTTTCTACTTCCTGCTGGTATGTATCCATCTCTAACATTATTCCAAAATGCTGTATATGAACTTGTAATTGCTGTTGGATATTCAGTGTCCCACCATGATGGCTTTTTACAGTAGCCAAACATTTCCCACGGAGTAACTGTAGGTGTTTGTGTATCATAGTAGTAATCATACATGCCTCTCCAGTATCCTGGTTCTGTGGGTCCACTTGCATAATTCCATGTAAATTCATTTGTGCTATCGAATACAGTATTTGTTCTATAATCTACTTTGCTTTGTCTATTCCATTTGTTAAAATTTGTGGTTAATAATTTGTTGTATTCAACTAGGCTGTAATCGGTTTCACAGAAGAAACTTGGTTTAATTTCATACTCATTTAGTTCTATGTATTCACAGTTCCTGTATTCTTCTTCTATATTACTGTAAATAATTTGTTCAAATGTTAATATAATATCATCAATTTTGTCGTTTTGTTTAATCACATAACTACCATCATGACACAAAATTACATCTTTGTTGACCTGATATGATGTATCGGTCATAAACTGAGGCTGGAATGCCCTGAACATACCTAGTTTAGATAAACTTGCTGGAACATCTGCAGATTCGCTGTCTTCATATATTCGTAAATTTAGAGTGTCATTTTCTGCTAATGTAATACTATTGTTCAATGTAATATCAAACGGTAAGTATGAATCCACAGTAAAATCTTTGTCTGCACATAAAACTGTATTATTATGTTGTAATATGTATAAGTTTTTATCTAATGCAATATTGACTGTGTTACTAAATGTGTATTCCTGTAAACTCACATTGCTAATTACAATTTCTTCATTGCTGTAATCTGTACCAATTGGAACCATATAAGACAAGTCAAACCCACCTTCAGTGACTTTGCTAGATTTTATAGTTTTTAGTACCGTGTCTAGTATTTCTAAATTTGTTTGACTTAAATAGTCATTGTTATTGATATAAAGTTCTAAATTTGATATAAATTTCTTTTTAAAGTTATTGTATTGATCATTGCCAAATCTCAATGCATTAATTAAATTCCTGTCTTCGTTCTTACTTAAATACATGGAGTGCAGTAAATCAGAATCTATTTGGCCAATGTTAATATCATTTACATTAAATGTTTTACTTGTATCTTTGAAATTGTTATTGCCAGTGACTTTACCGCTAAAACCTTCTTGCCCTAGTAACAATTTATTTCCATGACCAATAAGATCGCTCAATCTGGTTTCTGTGATTTCAGTGTTCAACGGATTATATTTTAATGCACTTGGAATCTCAAAGAATCCGTATGAATCAATTGTTGTTTTTCTTCCTTCTTTTGTAAATGTCTTAACATTTAATACATCTGTATTTTTTAAAGTTACTGTTTGATTAAATGTAAAGTTAAATGTTGCATCGACTCCGTGTCCGTTATTAGATGCTGTAGTAACAATTGATGTAATATTTCCAGGGTGGCCAACCAATTCGCTGTAAAGGCCATAGTTTGAAACTGAAATAGTTTTAATCTGTCCGCCGCCGTTACTGATGTTTCCGTCATATGATTCTGCATCGGTAACAGTAATTGCAATATTACTATTGCTTCCTGCTATACTTAAAGTAAGTATATCACCAACTTCATACCCTAAACCTGTGTTATTTAATGACACGTCATTAAGTGTAGGATTTATTACAATACCTGTACTGCTATTTCTAATTGCGAAGTCTTTGTTTATAGTGAGAGCAGTATCGTTTAATTTAACAATTATATCATTATTGTGAGGTGATGCACTTGTTGTAAAAAATTTATCTGCTGAATTAACTTTGTCAATTATAATGACATCTTCTACATACTGTTTTGAATATAAGGAATTATCGTCTTCATAATATTTAAAATTACTAATATTAAAACTACCTGCAGAAATATTTGCATTTGCTATAAAATATTGCCCTTCGTATTTTACAACTTCGTTTGTAAAATATGTTTCTACATTACTAAAGTCTCTGTATTGATGTGGATAACTTATTGGATGCCAATTGTTCTTAAATCTTGTGTTGTCATTGCCTTTATAATCTTGTTGTAAATCTTTGTAAAACAAATATCCAGGTATTGTAGATGTATTTGCTAATAAATTTGCTTTGTAATTTACTGTATGATTACCCAGATGATTAAAAAATGTTGGCTCACTGTTGAATTTGCTTGTTTGGTAAACAACATTAGCACCTAAAACTGCATCATATGATGTTTGTTTAGTACTTGTTTTATCAGTGTTGTATGTAAATACAGGACAGCCTTTGAAATCACTGTGCGGATATTTTGCAGGGTCATCTACTTTTGTACCTGCAGAGTCATATAAATTAAATAACGGCTCTTGATTAATTTGAATTTTTTGTTGTGCTTGTTTCCATGATGTGCCTGTCCAATAGTAATCTAAACCTATATTAGTTCCTGTGATGCTATACACCTGTCCATTAGTAACAACTAAATTACTTAAAGATGTATCTTCAACAAATTGAATTGTACCGCTGTTGTCTTGTATTCTATAAATTTTTTCTGCTATTGCTGTATCGTCTTGTGGAAAAATAATACTGGCATTTGCAGTACCCGATGCACTATTAATTGGGAATCCTAATGCCAATCCTTCTAGATCTTCTTTTTTCTTATCTGCTATTATGTCCACTTTAGATATAAATGAGTTGCCCCAATTATATAATTCTATATCTCTATCAAATTCTAAAATAGGTCGTGTTGCTCTTTGAGCCGATTCTGGTAAAGCAAATCCCGTTACATTATCTTTAAGTGGTTGCCGTAACTCGTTTACATGCCACCAGTAATTTAATCTACTCCATGGATTCTTATTTTTAGCACCTTTTTCCATAACCATGTAATCAGGTTGATTTTGTGTTGATTCTGATCCCCATGGTGTTACGCCCCAACCGTAAACTGTATCAATGTTCCATTGTAGTTGCGGTTGTATATATGTTTGATGATAATCGTCTAATGCAAAATTTCTAGTCCCTTGCACACTATCAGGCAATAAATAGTTGCCTAATGATTCGACATCTAAGTAAACAACGTTTCCTGTTCTCTGGGCATTGTTACCTAAATAATATACATTGGCCGCTACTGCATCGCCTACTTTGAGTGCAAGATTACCAATGTACAGTCTAGTATTATTATGCACTGATGCACTTGCGGCTCCTGATGCCTCACTATCTGCTAAGTTTCTATAGTACTCTTTGAAATCACCACCTGGTGTAACAACAAAATCTTCTGGTAAAGTTGTTTCTAAATTATAATACGAACTGGAATTTGCCTGAGTATATGTTATTGAAATTGATTGTTCTAAAGGAAAATCACTAAATTCTGCATAAGCAGATGTGGAATCGCCTGGCAAAATAAATTGTATTCCTTTTCCTACGCCTGTAACAATATAAGCAGTATCTTTAGTTAGCACACTGGTATTTGAAATATGGTCGCCTGTGAATTTTACTACCATGTCATTTCTAAGTTCTTGACCTGCTGGCGATGTATATGACTTTAGACCTTGTATGTTATCTATGTTAATTTGTACGTTTGCATTACCATTAATTTCAGTAACTTCTGGACCTGTTGGGTACCAATAGTAATCTTGATAGTTAATTAATTTGTCTATGTTTATAGGCGGTGCAAATGCATATTGATTTGTTTTAAATAATCTGTCGTGGTTATCGATTAAGCCACCTTTGCTTCTTATGTCATACAAAAAGTCCTCATAGAAAACATAATTTACAGGTTTACCCGAATCTGGATTTATAGTAGTCACTACAGGATCAAAACTGTAGTATTCTCTATTAGGTGCTGGTTGCTCTACAAAGGATGTATTGCTACTACCTATTTCTCTTGGTGTCCCTATAAAGCCTTGTATATTTTCTATATTTGCTTTTGAAAATAATTGCTCAACTGTGCTTTCAAAGAAATTTTTATTAACACTAGTTTGGTGCTGTATAGGTAATAGATCAAAAAATTTGTTTGTCATTAGTATCCACTTCCACTTGAACCACTGCTACTGCTACTGCTACTGCTACTGTTTGTTGTAGATGATTTATTAATTACGTTGCCTTTCAATTGTTTTAAATTTGCTGAAGATAGACTTTTAACTACTTCTACATTATCCACTGTTGCTGTAGAAAAGAATAATTCATCTGATGCCGCTCTAACTTGATATAAATCTCCAAATATAGATTCGGACTTACTAGGCACAATTACTACTGATGCTATTGCTTTACCTAGTTCCTGATGAATGTACGCACTTAATTCTGAGAAATAAAATGTTTCACCAAAGTCCCAGTTTTCTACATTAAAATAAGTGTCAATTAATTCTAACACCGCACTTCTAACTTCTGCATCTGTAGTTGTACTTCCTGGTAGTTTTACAACTTTAATTTTTGCTTGTAATTCTGGTTCTGCGTCATTGCCAAATAATAATTTAAATTTACCACTGCTGTAAACTAATTGATCACTAACACTCTTAAATTCATCTAAGCCTGCAAAATCTTGTGCAAGTTGTTCTGAAGTTGGTGCACTAGGCAATATACTAGTACCGCCATTTTTATAACTTAGCATTGCTTGATAATACGATTTAGTAAGCATAAACATTTCAACAACATTGCTGATACTAGGATCTATTCTAACATCACTTGGAGCAATGTGTTGCCATTCAAATGAACATTTTCTTGGATTTGCCTGTAATGTGTTTTGCTCAAAACTTCTACCTACTTTTACATTGTACTGGTTGTTTTCTGTTAGTACAATCATTTTAGGTGTTGTTAAGTCATTGATTAATTCATATACTTTAGGTAAAAGCGATCTTGGAAAAACTAATTTGTGATTAAGTTTACCTAAATTATTTTTTAGATATTTTTCTGCTACACTTAAATCTTTTACAATAATCAAATCAAAATCTGTAAATGGTGTTTTGTTATCTGGGTCACTACCTGGAGCAACTGTGTCTAATACATAATCAACTGATATTTCTGTTTCAGTTGCAAAATTTAATATTTTGAATTTTGCTGGTCTTTCGTATGTATAGCCATCTAAGTCAGTGTATTGCTCAAAGAAAACAAAGTCTGTACTACCTACAAACTTGTCAAATAAGTCTGGATCATCTGGAAAACCATCATAGTCGCTGTCGACAGGTTTAACAACAACTTTTGCCGGATCGGCAAAGCCGTCACCATATCTGTATGAATCCACAATTTCAAATTGCAGTGGTTTGTCTAATGACTCTTTGACGTTTTTATAAACTACCTGCAATTTATCTGCATGTTTAAATCCGTTCCATCTGCTACTTAAACTGTCAAAGTCTGAAATTTTTAAACTTGTGTTTGACGTCAAATCAATAAATCCTTCTGATGCGGAATCTCCTACCTCAAATGTAGTTGTGGTTGCATTACCTGTATAAGTTTTATAACTACTTGAACCTGTGTCGTAATTAACATAAGCAATATTACCGTTTGCTCCACCAATAATAGATGTACCAAATTTACTTAATGGTATAGTAATACCACTCGGCAATGCTGATAATTTTGCACTATTTAATTTTACCACTGCTTTACCAGTTGTTGCTGATATTGGATCTACTGCTATTGTTGTAGATACTGCTGGTGCAAAATCACCTTGGCTATAATCTGCTGTGGGCGACACTGATGCTTCACCGTTGACCAGTAAACCAAAATTACTAATAAATCTTATTTCTAAATCTTTTGCTTTTGTGTCTCTGCTTCTTAAAATTATTTCTGGACTGTTTCCTACATTTGGAGTATATGTTGCATTTGTAGATTCTAATTGCCAACTATCACCTATATCATCTAAATTTGTATCAACCCAGTTATATGTTTCTACCAGTTCTGGTTTGAAGTTTGCTGTGGTTAATGCGATAGTATCCTTTAATACCCTTCCTGTTTTACTGTCAAATGTTTTTTCATCACTGGAAAAATAAAATTTTATATCTTTGAGACTTTCAAATATAATTCTGGTACCTCTTGTAGTTACTGTGTAATTTGAAATATTTGTTGTACTGTTAGTACTATTGTATTCAAATTTCATTAACCAACTAGCACCGCTGGTAAGATCCGGATTAAAGTCTGCATTTTTCTGTAAATTACTATTGTCTATAACATACCAGTGTGTAATATTACTTCCACCTGGTCTAAAATTATATCCTATACCAAAATCCTCTTTAGCCTTTATTCTTGTATCAAATGCGTTGCCTATATCTGTTTCTAGACTATTAGAATTTAATGTAGGTATAATTTCTGTGGCTCTCCATGCATTTGGAATTTCTTTGTTTAATTTTACGACGCCTTCTGTGACACTTAGTAAATTTGTCGGAACGCCATTATTTGTAATACTTGTAATAGTTGCTAATTCTTCTTGTGTTGGATCGTTTGGATTTTTAAATTTTATATAAGAGCCGGCTTGTATAATTCTATTTTCGTTTACACTATTGTTTAATGTAGTTCTTATGCCGCCATCTAATCTAGTAAAATAACCTGTGTTATTTTTATTTTTACTAGGCTGGGTAACCCATGTGATATCTTTATTGTTTGATGTCAAGTCAAATGCTAATGCATCTAAGCCTTTATGTAATTTCCTATAATCATCGTATACAAAGTTTTGTAAATTTACATCTTTAGTAATATTAGCAACATCCTCTTTTAAAATTTGCATTGCTGTTCTACTTGTACCAAATGTCAAATAAGTGTCTTTATTTTCTATGTCTTTGTATAATGCCCCATCGTCTGCAAATGATGTGACACTACTAAATCTTCCTGTTGGGTCTTCGATATCAATATATCTACTATGACCTGCATGGGTTCTATTTGTAGATTTAAGTTTTAATATGTTTACACTTTGACTCAGTGGAAATACATTATAGTCTTGAGCACTGACCATTCTATTTTGTGTATAATATGTTTGTGGTGCTCTTCGTTTAATGCTTTGTAAAGTTTCTGCGGCTGAACCATTTGAAACTGTGCCTTTTAATGACATCCTTAGAGTGAGTCTGTGTAATTCACCTTTTCTGTTATAATAAGGTAATACTAATTCTTTGTTTTGAAAATCTGCTGGTCTAATAGATAAGTTTTCGCCAATGCTGGTTCTGTAATAAATTCTAAAAATTCCAGAAGGTATGTTTGCAAAATTACCGTCTGAGAATCTTATTCTCACACCGTCGTCAAATAAGTTGTCAATTGCATATAAGTTTCTGGATTCTAGACTAGTTGCATTATATAATAAAGTCTGTCCTTGAAGATTGCTGACTTTTTGCCAAGTAAGTTGGTTAACAGCATTATTATCCATTTGATGCACAAATACATCTGTTTCGTTTATGTTAGCAACCGGTATATCTACTGTTCTGTTAGGCAATGCCCTTTCAAAAATATAATCTTCAAAACTTAATACACCCTGCTTAAACATCATAAAAAATCCTGTATAAGGACTTTCTAAACCTCTTTTATCATTTCGATAACAAATTCTCATTTGACTATAAATGTCTGGTTGTGCTTCTTTGAAAACACCGTTTTCTATATGTGTACTAACAAATTCAAAAGGTACACTAACACCATTTACAGTTGCACTGGTTGGGAATATAGGGGTTGAGCCTATTTCATTATTGAACCCATATATCTGTGTAGCAATACCGCCTACTGTTCCTTCAACAATAGGTTTTGTAAAAGGGTTTGTTACAGAAAATGCACTATTTAAAACTGTAATAAATTGATCAAAACTATTTGCATTTGTTGGATCATTCCAGTCTATTCTGATATCTTGTAAACTTTCGCCCGAAGCGTCTAGTAAAGGTTCGTCTGTTTCTATACTATCAATTTTTACTAATCCACTTGCTGGTATATTTCTTTTAGGAGCATAACCTAGCATATCTGCTAAACGTAAAATACTGTCTCTACTTTCTGCGGTAGCAAGGAAGTTTTCCCTGGTATTTAAATCTGCTCTGAATGATAAACTTTGCGAAAGATATGCTAATAATTCTATAATAGCAATAAATTCAGAACTCTCAATGTAGTCATTGAAAGATTCTGGATAATTTTCTCTTATGTAATTAAGCATAGATGTACGCATTGTACTAAAATCATATGCCTTGAAACTTACTTGGGTGAATGCCTGATAGGCTAATTCCCAGTCCTCTGCGGCAAATAGATTTTGATTTCTATTGCTAATTGACATTATGTATCTCCATTAAATTCTCTTTCTAACCTAACCTCTAATACATCTTGACTTTGATCTACATTATATTCTAAATAAAGTTCTACTTGTAAAAAATGATCTGTATTTGTAATTTTTACATCAAGTAATTCTACTCTTGGGTCATTACCAACTATAGTGTTGCATTCTTCTTGTACATCTTGCATTGTTAGATTATCAAACGGCTCCATTAGAACATCGTGTATAATACTACCATATTCTGGTCTCATAACTCTTTCCCCTTTACGAGTCTGAAAATGATTTAATAAATCTTGTTTAACTAAATCTAAATCCGTAAGTGTGTAAGGTGGTTTTTTCTT